GGACAGTGTAAAAGGCGGCAATGTGGATAACAAGGCATTGGCTTCTTGCGCCGATACATTGTCATGCCGTAATTCCAGATGATGCAATATGGAAAGAATTGCGCCTGCTAGAATTGTTGGCGCCAGAAAGATATGTGATTCGCTATATCGCATGCGTGATAATTCTTGACAAACTTCCACATTGGCAAATGGATGCAATCCATGATATGATATGCCATGCAATGCTGGAAGTTTTGGCGCTACTATCGTTGTAGCTATTCCAGAGATGCTGCATATAATTGTTTGGTTTTGTGTTGCGTATTTGTTGTTTTTGACAGTGTTCGATTGTGTGGTCATGTTTGACATCCTTTGTGTGGATATGTTGAACGATGGGATTGTCTGGTGTTGCATGCTCATGTGAATTTCAGACTTGCTTTGTGATTGTATCAGGCATTTTTGGGAATGTCAATAGGAAAAATGTCGGGAAAGCGAAAAAATTTTCGGGCATGATTTTTGCTTGAATGTCGGAATGTCGCAAATAGTGGAAATATGCGGAATGTCCCGGATATGCTATGAAAAACATGCGTCCCGTTTCCTCCCGCACCATTTTCCGTTCTAGTGTATATTATACCATCCATAGTCATTCATATCCATCATCCAATAGTATATTCATGCATTCTTATGCTGTTCATCTTGCGAGCGCAGCGAAGCAAGGCATAGAAGAAACAAAGCTCAGCGTCTATATTTTAGGGTTTCAAATTTTAATTTTATAATTTATGTATCCCTATATATTATCCATAGGGTTTGTCTTGTCCTTCCTATGTTATATTGTATGGGTAGGGATAAGATTGATAGGTGCGAAAAGTGTGGTCGGAAAAGGGAGGCACACATTTTTCATGGCATATTCCGAAGATTTCGCATATTTTCGCTTTTGTGGCTTTCCTGATTTCTATTTGTCTTATATCCTGTCAATGCTTCCAAGACTGCCGAAAAAAAATATAAAAAGACTTGACAAACCACAAATACTATGATAAATTGGCATTGTGGTAGTAAGTCGGCCACAAAACAGTTTCAAGCCATCTTATCTTATCGAAAGGATACAAACCATGAACAACGCAATAATTGTCTGGAATAAACTGCGCATCTTGACATTTAGGAATACACTAGCAGACTTACTAGAAGCTATAGATATGGATATGGGTGCGTCTAATGATGAATCATATTCACCTTTGGAGTATGCACTGCTGGTCAATAATATGAAATCTATCTGTAAAAGTATGCTCGAAGATTTAGAGAGTCACGATTTATAGGAAAAAGTGAAAAAAAGACTTGACAAACTCCAAACAATGGGATACAATCCTAACATGGTTGAAAAGGCCATGAATTAAAAAGGTAGGACGGCAAAGCCAGACAGCCGATAAATGTTTGGCATCTATCAAAGGGAACATATCATGCAAAGTTACAAAATGGAAGTTAGCAAGAAAGAAAATGGTGCATATGTAAGTGTGGGAACTGTGGATGTTTATTATCCTCTGCTGTCTGAATTGGGTTTGCCGGTTGAACCTAACGGAAAGGATGAAGAGGGATTCCCGACCTATTCCGATGAACGTGTCCAATACGTGTTCGATGCAGTCCTTGCTGCTGTCAAGGCCGCTGCTCGTAACAAGCTTGTTACTGGAACTGCCGAACTCAAAGAAGGAAACAAGATTGCCGAGACTGTGGAAGAACTCCTGGCCACTGGTCAGCGTGGTGGCGAAGCTCTTGAAACACGACGGGCATTCTTAGCTGCATTCAAGTCGTGGCTTCCTAGCTTGGGCAAGTCTGCTGGTTTCAACACTGGCATTTATGACTTGGTAAGCTCGACCAAGAATCTGCCATACATGTCTGATGCGCGCAAGAAAGCAGTGCTTGGGTATGTCACCCAGTTTGCTTCGACCTTGTCTGCCGATGATGTTGCCAAATATAGCCGCATCTTAACGCAGATTGACGAGGCCTGTTCATCTGCTGATCCGTTGCTTGAATAATATTGTATGTCAATGCATGGCTACTATGAACCTATAGAAGCCATGCTATAGCGTAGTGTTTGCAAGTGTTTGCAAGTGTCCCTAGAGTCTGGCAAAAGAAACAAGCCAGGCCTAGGGACTTTTTTTTGGTCTTAGGTTCCGCGCTCCTATCAAAGTCACCTCCATAATTTTCCTAAAAATTTTCCAATCTCTTTCCTATCTTATCTCCCTCCCATACAAAAGAACCACACCATACAGAAGAACCAAAACAACACAGAATAACAAAAGAAGGCAACCTAGAAAGAGAATAGATAAGAACAACAAAAGGCAGACCAAAGAGATAATGCAGAATAACAAAAGAAGGCAGAAAAGCCACTTTCCCTATCCTCCTGCCTCTGCTACACTTTCCCATACATTGCAATTTTCGCAACCAAGCAAACCCCAGAACAAAAAAGGAAGCAAATCATGAACAAGGAACGAATCGCAACACTTCTTGCTTCTGGCCTTTCTGTATCTTCTGTTGCCACAATAGTAGGTGTTAGCCCTGCGAGAATCTCTCAGCTTCAACAGGAAGAAGGTTTCGCGACAATCTATGCTGGCAAGCTCGCAGAAATACAAAAGAAAGATGCCGAAGAAGTTAATATCTCTGCCAAATATCTTGAAGCAGAGCATGTTCTTATCAAACAGATCATAGAAGCTGCTCCTGTTTCTGAACTTCCTGCTGTTACAGCAGCCTTGCGTGTTGTTGCTGAAAGACAAGATCGCGCGAAACAACGAGCTAATCCAGTGATGCAACAAACTCCGGTATACAATACAATAGTTCAGTTGAATATGCCAACCCATGCAATACCAGAAATCTCTTTCTCGCAGACGAATGAAGTGATAGCAATTGAAGATAGAACTCTCACACCAATGTCCTCGAAAGCTGTGACAAGCTTGTTTGCTTCTATGGATGCAGAGAATGAAAGGAAAGAACATGACGCCATCTCAAGTATTGAAAGCACAGAAAACCGCTCTTTGCCGTCTATTCCAACCAGTGAACAAGAGCAATCCAATAATCAAAGAAACAGCACAGATTCCAGTAAGAAAGAAAGCGAACTTGCCCGTTTCGTTTCTTCTATCTTCAAAAGCCCAGAATCCTTCAGAAGTATGAAAGTAGGAGCATAGACCATGCCAGCCTTGAAGAAGTCTCCTGATGATGTTCGTATCTACTATCCCAATGATCCAAACAAATACAGGGATATTAACAAGAACAATCTCAAGGCTTCCATTGATACAGCTATTAAAGCTACCAAGGCTGGCATGAGTCCTGCTTATTCTACACTTGCACCTTTCATAACCATTGTTGAAGGAAATGGAACACCTTTTGGTATTACCTCCAAGCAGGACATCTCACACAAAGCTCTGATTCCTGATGTTCTTCCACAATCTGTGCAGATACAGAAGAACAAAGAAAACAACAGAATAAAGATGGATAGTATTCCTAAGAACTCAGCTCAAATTTTGATTCTCAATGACAAGGTTCAGAAGCTCCAGCGTATTAATAAAGGTGAGATGCCAAGACCAGAGGATGTATTAGAGCATTACAATGACCAAAGACTGGAAAATAACATATATCCTTCAATGGTACAAGAAACATATAGAGCAATTATGACAGAAGAGAAGAACAAAGAAATTCGTGATATGGTACAGCCTCTGATAGACTCTCTTAATGAGTACAGAACTAAGATAAATAGCCAGAAATAATAAAGGAAAGGAAAGAATATGGGAATCCTTGACGAAGTCTTGGCTGTAACAGATAATATGCGTAGAGTTGCAGCTCGCAATGTTTCTGATTTGGTAAAAGATCCAAAGAATGCTATTACTAAAACCATATATGCAGGAGCAGAAACCGGGCAAGAACAAATCAAAGCTATAGAAGCTGGTGATGTCTCTTCTCTTGTTCCTGGAGGTTCTTCTGCGGCTAAGATGCTTGGAACCTTTGGTGGTGTAGGAAGCAAAACATTCCCTCATGCCAAAGCTGTACTCTATCAACGTGCTATAGATAGAGGAATGCCAGCTGCCAAAGCAACAGAAATAACAGGTATATGGAAAGGCCCAGATGGTCAATTGAGATATGAGATTCCCGACACTGGAATGAAGCTCAAAGGTATTCCAAAATCTGACCCAAAATATACAAGAGATATGTATAATCTGGAACATGATGAACTACTGAAAGCCTATCCCCAATTAGAATCTCTCATAAAGAAAACAAAACCAGTTGTTGATCCTAATATTCCTGCTCCAAAAGGACAATACAAAGGATCAGCTTGGAATGAGCCTGAAATCTCAGTCACAGCACCTGATATACCAAGTTTGCGCTCAACAACAGCACATGAGCTTCAACATGCTATCCAAAGAATTGAGAAGTTTGCAAAAGGTGGAAGTCCTAATATGTTTGTACCAGAGACATCAGCTCAACTGAAAGCAATGGGCAACTTCCTACCACCTCAAGAAGCTGCCAAAGCAGAAGGTCTTACACCATTTGAAGCCTATAGGCGTCTTGCTGGAGAAGTTGAAGCTCGTGCAGTAGAAGGTCGTTTGCAATACTCCGATATGGGAGTCACTCCACCAGTCAATCCCATAGATTCATATGATGTCCCCTTTGATAAGATGCTCATAAGAAAGTAAAAAGCAAACAATCATGAACACAACAACTGATTCTTTTGCTACAAGTTCAGCTCATATGGAAGGCAATAGAGAAATTGCAGTCTCTATTGTTGAAGCCTATGAGAGAGGAAGAGTTGACATAAACTTCTTCGCTGCTCTTTGTATGCCAGAAGTGTTCAAGTTTCCTTTGCCTTCCTTCTATGTTGCAGCCTGGCAACTCATTGTGGCCTCAGATGATCCAGAGAGAATGGATAAGCTATTCCGTTTTGCTCTAGGGCTTCCACGGGGACATGCAAAGACTACCTTCATTAAGATTCTCATAGTATGGATGATTTGCTATGACTACGCTTCCTTTATCCTGATTGTCTGCTCCAACTCAAGCTTGGCAGAGAATGTTCTTGCAGATATTGATGACATCTTATCCTCTCCAAATGTAGTAGCCATATATGGTGAATGGACTGCAGCCAAAGCAATTGATAGCAAGGATACAAAGAAAGCAGCATACCATCTTCGATCTATCACACTTGTAGCAAGAGGTTGGAGTGCTGGTATCCGTGGATTGAATCTCAAGAATCAACGCCCTGACTTCATCTTCTGTGATGACGTACAAACAAAAGACAATGATAACAGTCCAACAGAGAGAAATCATTTGCTAGAAGAACTTACTGGTACAATCTTTCGTGCTGTTGCTCATAGAGGACGTAGAACAATAGTATATGTTGGCAACCTTTATTCTGATGAATGTATCCTCCAGCAATTCAGAAGGAATCCTCATTGGGTTTCTATGATAACTGGAGCAATCTTAGAGGATGGTTCTCCACTATGGCCAGAGCTTGTATCTCTTGAAGAACTCAAAGAATCCTATGAACATGATGAAGCTCTTGGCTTGTCTCATGTCTGGTTCGCAGAGATAATGAATGATCCACAAAGTGTATTTCATTCCCTTCTTCCACATCCTATACCACCATCAGATGTTGAAGAAATAGTAGTTGATGATGGAGCTTTTATCACAATCGATCCAGCTGGTTTCCGTTCAACTTCTGATGACAATGTTACTGTCTTACATAAGAAGTTCAATAACAAAGGTTATGTGTGCAAGATTGAATATGGAATTCAAAATCCTTCAGAGCTTATCCAATCAGCACTGACAATGGCTTTGCAGAATGGAGTATCCCTCATTGGAGTTGAATCTGTTGCTTATCAACAAACTTTGGCATATTGGTTCTCTTTCTTCATGCGCCAGCTTGGAATCTCTCATATTAAGATCGTAGAGTTGTCTCCACATGGACGCTCTAAAGAATCTCGTATCCGTAATTTTGTAAGCGAACTCTACAAAGAGACGTATTACATTCATGAAGCAGCAGCAAGACGAGCTTTCACCTGGCAAGGTTCAATGTATAAGTTTGGCAAGAAAGCCAACAAGGATGATATTCTTGATGCTGTTGCTTATGGGATGGATGTTCGTAATGACTATTGGCATCTCGTTCACTCTTTGTCAAATTCTGCAACAATGATAGATCACAGCTTGTGTTCAGTTGAGCACAATTCATGTTTCTGATATTCTCAATCTAAGAAGGATATAACAATGGCAACTTCTCCCAAAACAGGCAAGCAAAAGATAATTCCTAGTGCAGACTCTCAAGCTGCTCTTTTAGAATTCTCACGTCGTATTCTGACAGAACACCAGAAATTCTCAGAATACCATGATAAGATGGAAGCCATTGACATAGCTTATGCACGCTACCAATCCAATAAAGACGCCAATACTGGAATTGTCTCAGGACAAGGAATTGATGCAGCTACAACTCCCGTTGGTGTCTTTAATTTGCCTTCTACATCTCCTCCTGTTGTCGTCTCTCAAGTAGATAGTATGGTTGCATATTTGGCAGAAGTTTTCCTTTCTGGCTCTCCACTCTTTCCTATTGTCTCTTCCCCACAGAATAGAGAGGCAGCAGAGATTCTAGAGTCATTGATTGAGGACAACGCAACCTTAGGAGGA